ATGCAACAGGGGGGTGCAAAATTTCGGGCACCCCCCCCTCTACCTTTTTCGTTTTGGTTTTTGCTTTCTTGTTTCGTGTTTCTGATTTAGATTGCGTTCCCCAAAACTTTTCGATGCATTCCTGACACGTTCTCCTGGACGATCTCGTCGATCGCTACCTGAATCGCGAAGTGCTGGTCGGCCTCCGACAATTCATCAGAAGTTCTAGTAACTCGTGCCAGTAGTGCAGAGGAGTGGTACCCATTCGCAACGTCCCATGTGTACCACTGATCGAACTGCGTGAACGGATCCCATGGATTGTCCACTGTCGTGAGCATGTAGCTCTCTGTGTTGTTCACCTCATTCCTCGAGTCCAGTCTTGAGCGTGGTCAGTGACACGCCCAGTTGCTTGGCCACCTCAGCCTGTGTGAACCCAGCATCCAGCATCTGCTTGGCCCTGGCTGTGTTGGTGGGCGACATCAGCTTCTTGGTAGACGGCATGGCCAGTTGCTTGATCTGCTCGATCTTGCCATTGTCCAGGATCTCTTCGAGCTTGTGATTGGAGATAGCGCCTGCTTGGATCGCTTCCCACTCACGACCTTCGATCTCGATCGGATCCTTGTGAGCACCGACTCTCACACGGGCTTCCGCCAACGCTTGATTCTTGATCTTCCTCTTCTCGTCGTCACCCATGTCAGGATTGGCACGCACCTTCTGATGGTACACCTTGTTCCCGATGACCTGAGCTTGACGTTCGAGGGGGGCGTTCTTCTTGGCAGCGGTCAGCTTTCGGTCGAGGGAGGTGACCTCTTCTGCGTAGATCCGCTTGGATGATTCGGAGTAGGGGATCGACTTGACCGTAATCATCTCTTTACGAGCGGTGTTGGCCAAGGCCTTGAGCCGATTGGAGTGATCGGCGTAGAGCTCTTCCTGAGGCGTACCAGAAGAGAGATCGTGGGCGTTGTCCGTAACCGCCAGTCTCTCGGTCTTGAAGGTCTTGAGCACGGTCTTGCCCGTCTTCCGATCCACGTATGTGGCACCGGTATCGACGAACATCTTCTTGCCCGTAGCGGGATCGATCGGACCGCCCTCATTGGCCCGCCTCTGACGACGGACATTGACTCGTTCTTCTGCGCCAGCCTTACTCAGAAGCGTCGATGCCCCAGATCGAGCACTTCCCTGATACTTCACCTTGAGCGCAGAGATGTTGTTGTCACGAGCCGAGGACTTGATGTCCAGACTGTGCTTCTCCGAATCGATGACCACCATGGAATGACGTACTGCACGAGCGAGCTCCGGAGTAGAGGCGCCCTTGATGGTCATGTCGGTGATCAGGTTCGAAACATCACCCATCTGACGCTGCATGAAGACGGGCCGAGGGCCTTCCTCACCATAGACGGGCTTCTTCAGCTTCTCGCTCCACACTCCACCATCGACGGTCTTCATTCCGTCATACGGCGGGAACGAGTGCTTGGGATCGAACCCTTTCAGACCTTCCAGAGCAGGAGTGCTCTTGACTTCGCCTCGGTTGTTCGGGATCGCGATGACGTGATCGCCGTCGAAATCGGCTCCGGACAGACGTTCTGCGACCTTGGGATGGATTCCGATCGCATCTGTCGCGTTGTGCCCCATGATCGAGCGGGCTTCGCGATTCTTGTTGTTGACGACGACATCGGGAATCTCGAACGTCCCACCATGCGGGAATCGGACCAGAGCCAGACGCGTTCCGTTCTCGAACGAGGGAGCGAACACCTCGTTCTCCTTCAGCGACGGAATCGGCAACAGGACCTTCGTCGCCTGATGGGGCATGTTGGCCGCTTCGAGATGCACGGACGAAGAGTCCGTAGCGTCAGAGAAGCTCTTCAGGAGCTTCCGCTTGACCGCAGGATTGGTCAGAGACGAGATCTCATCGAATTCCTGCTTACGCCGTTCGAACGTACGATCGAGCTGACGCTTGATCAAATCGGGACTCTGCTTGGAGAGCATCTGGGAAGGCAGCTTGTTCTTCCACTGGTCCCAGTCGCCCTCTTCGCGAAGGATGTTCAGATGGCCACGTTGGCCACCAGGCTTGATCGCCGCTCCGAAGGGGTTCTCCAGATCGACGTTTCCCTCCTTGGTGCGATTCACTTCCTTCATCACGTCGAGCTTGCTACCGGACTTGCTCTTGTTCGTGTTGAAGACGATGTCCGTACCGGGCGGAAGCTTGTCGTTGTAGACGGCCATGCCCTTGAGGTAGTGCGTGCCGTCGACCAGAATCCGGACCTGCGCGTAGCGGGCAGAGCCCATGTCCAGATCCTTGGCACCAGGACGGATCTCGATCATTCCGTCCTTGTCCGAACCGCCTTCGTTTCCATAGCGAATCGCAATTCGCTTGGAGGACATGGAAAGAGGCGGACGAGGCTCGATCCAGGAGCCTTCACGCCCATGGTCTTCCGAACGCTCGTTGATCAGGGCGATGTTGTGCCTGTTCATCCAGGCATCGCGCTGAGTGGTTCCAGGCTTGGCCAGAACCAGAACCCTCGTCATGTCCTTTGTGCCGAGCTGTGGGATCAGGACCTCATGGGTCATGTATCCCTCTTCCTTCAGCATGGCCACAGCAGTCCGGAACTTGGTGGCCGCCACGCCGATCGTAGCCGAAGGATTGTCACTCAGCGGAAGCGCAAGCTCGGTTCCTGCGCCGATGTCGATGTAGCTCTTCTCGTCGACCTGCCGCTTGAGCATGTCGGCGATACTGCGAAGTTGGTCGGCCTTGTCCTTCTCTCCGGGAGCCAGCAGCGAACGCACGTAGGACTCGTTGCGTCCCATCTGTCGTCCGATGGCGACGTTCGACAGCCCCTTGTCCTTCAGGCGCTGGGCCATGAGGATGTTCGCCTGCTTCGTCTCGGCCAGAGCGATCGACTTGCGGGCTCGGAGCTGTGTCGTGGTGATGCCCAGGCCTTCGGCGATCTTGGTGTCCGACAGACCGGACTTCCGCATGGATTCGATGTCGGCGAGGAAGTCGCTTCCACTCTGCATGGGATCCTTGCCCGAACCCCAGGGATAGCGACCGGAATGCCGCTTGGTGCCGTAATGCTTCAGATGATCTTCTGCCTTCACAACGACCACTACGACACCTCCTCTCTGAGCTGATTGAGCAGATCATCGAACCGAACGATCTTGTCCATGATGCCCCGGATCACTCCAGGATCTCCGACGTACGGTCGGCACACGTCATCCTGATAGATCCGGAGCTCGATCTCCCGCATGGAGAACGGGTCGATCCCATACTCGAGACAGAACAGAGCAGCATAGACCTCCAGCTGATGTTCGGACACTCGAGTGACCCCCGTCTTGAGATCGGAGATCCGCAGACGCCGGTAACGATAAGCGATGGCGTCTACCGTGCCGAAGGCATTCGGCGAGTAGTACAGCACCATCTCCGGTGACATCCGGTACTGAATGCACTGGTTGATGTACAGACCCACGGTTGTGGTCTCGTCGTCCTGGATCTCACGCTCTTCAATTGCGATGGCCGCGTAACGATGATGTTCCATCCCCTCCAACGCAGCTCGCAACGTCTTGTAGCGAAAGGCAAGCTTCTCCTCGTCGTAGTTGATCCAGTGGTACGTACTAGGCGACAGAAAGGCGTGTTGACCCTCGAGATGCGAATGCCTGTTGAAGCGCAAGCAACACCTCCTCCTCGTTCTCGGGATAGATGAACGCCGCGAAGCTCATGTTGTCGAGCTGCTCGACGTAGAAGTCCTGATTGGGACGATGGCTGGCACTACGCGAGGCCTTGACCTCGAGCATGGCCCACCATTCACCCCACAAAAGCGTGAGATCGAGAATCCCCTGCTGGTACTGCGGATCGTTCTTGAGGACCACACAACCGGGAAACATCCGCTTCAGCTTACGGGTGAGCTTTCCCTGAAAAGCAGCCTCGGTCATCAGTCCTCCTTTCCCAGGACGGAAAAAATTTAGGAAATGTCCTATCTCTTCTATAAAAATCCGCGAATTATCCGCGAGGTAATATACTTTTTTATGCGAGATAGAAATGTATGTAGCTGGGCCATACGGGCGCATGGTTCTCAACGCTCAGGACGACGTCTCGCTCCAATAGGCCATAACGGCACGCAGCTTCCCATGATCCTGGAAACACCTCTTGAGTCTCTCTGGCTCTCAGCTCCTCCTCTATCGGCCTAACGTAGCGTTCCTTGAATTGATGGTGGTACTGGATGGCAAACCATCTGGGTCTCCACATCAGATTGGCTATGGAACAGTTGTAGCGATCGCCGTCCAGATTGATCGGCGTGTCGAACGCCGTGTCTCTCGGTGGATCCAGAAAGGTGTCCGCCACCAGCTTGGCCAGAGACCGATGGAACTTGTGGAAGTCGCGGTACATCCCTACATAGACAGTCCCGAACTGATTGACGGCAGGAGATTGAATCCGCCCGCTGCGATCTCGTTGGACCTGGCCAAGTGTGTTTACGCTGTATCCTGGGAACCCATGAACTGGGGTCCACGCCATGAGCATCTCCTTGTGGAGGTCGTCATTTGTCAAATCCGATTCCATACCCAAAAAGTTTTTCAAACGTCATAGGTAATATACTATTCTTATACTTTTCCCCACGCGCGTAAAGGAAGTATAGAATATACCGGTTATCTGACATAAACAGTATATTACGTACACGCTTTGAAAAACTTTTTAGGCTCGAAATGTGGTTTTTGACGAGTCACTTTCCCGCAAATTGCGAGTTTTTCTTGTCATAATCGCTCATTTGGAAGTTTTTCTTCGCCTTCAAGCTCCTCCAGATGGCCGCGTCGATCTTCGCCTTCGATCGGAACGCGTAATACCACAGATCTGTGTACGGCGTGTTCAATCGGTCAATTCTGCCGTGGGCCTGCTCCCACAGTTTATACGAATATGTCAGGCTCCAGAAGGCGATTGCGTCGGTCTCGATGCAGTTCCAGCCTTCGGCCCCTGCGGCGTACTGAACCGCGTAGACCCACTTGTCCCCGCTGGGCAGGTCTTGATGCTTGTGGCCGTTCCACTCCGCGAACTCTACCTCTTCCTTCAGGCTGCGCAGGACAGCCAGCTCGTAGTTGAAGTTGTAGAAGACGATCAAGCGGCGATGACGCTCGATCAGCTTCTTCAGCTCCTCCAGGCGAGTCAGATCGGAGTTCGCTACCTTCCGCATCAGGTAGAACTTCTCCGCCACGTCCTGAATCGGGCGCTCCTCGAACGGGTTCCAGAGCTCCTTGTCCACCTGCTCCATCAAGGCCTCGTCGTGCTCGACCCAGATGTTCACCGGGTGTCGTACCGTCTCCCGCTCGTAAGGCATGTGGACCAGGATCTGGTGTCGCAGCTTCACGAGGCGCTGGACGTTTACATAGCGATCCACGACCGGATAGTTCATGTACGGCTTCCAGATCACGTGCTCCCGCTTGAACTGCGTACGGTTGCGGTAGAACCCGTTGGCCAGGAACACGGGGATGTAATCCAGCCAAGTGTCCCCAGGCGTAGCCGATAGCATGATCCAGTTGTTCTTGTCCGCGATCTTCTGGAACCACTTGGCCCACTGCCCAGATCCCACCAGCCGCTGCTCGTCGAACACGAAGAACTGGTTCGAGACCTCCAGATACTTGTGGAGGTTGTTCCAGCTGTCTACGACGATCGTGCCGTGTCGAGACGATGCCGGTTCCTTGCCGATCGTGAATCGGGCAGCCTCCGACTCCCAGTCCAGGCTGTCCCGCTTCTTTGCCGTCGTGATCACGATCAACTGCTTGGGGGACTCATGCTGAACGTAGTACGCCAGGGCAACTCGAGTCTTCCCCGATCCGACCCCACCCCACAGGATGTTGCCGTTTTCAAGTCGCCCCAGTGCATCCTGCTGGTGCGGCCGTAGGGTGGGATCCATGATCCACCTCCTTTCTTATCTCTCCTTGACCTGTATCCACTCGGCCAGCTTGTACAGACCGAGAGCCAGCCAGTCACGCGGTGCCAGCCAGAGCAACAGCTTCAGCAGCCTGCGCAGGTCGTCACGTTCCTGTGGCCGCATTACTCCATCAGCTCCAGTTGCACCATCCGGCGGTGCAGTTCGAAGTTGCACCAGATGACGGTGCCGTCGAAGTCGCCCGATATGTACATGACCGCACGAGCGGGCGGGTAGTAGATCAGAGCGCCTCTCTTGTCCCGCGTGACGTACATCTTGTCTGGGTTGTGGTGGAGGAAATCCAGAACTTCGCCCAGAGTTGATAGGTCTGGCCCCCGTCGTCTCCTACCGAGTCTACCGAATCTCATTGCTAGTCCTCTTCGCTTTCATGAGAAAAAAATAAAACCTGCTGTGAGGACGCCCAAGCCCGGCAGACTCAGACGCCCTCACAGGTTTTCCTGGGCTGTGCCTCCCAGACACACTCCACGGCGAGGAGACCGAGAAACTCGCAGTGTTCGCAGAGGACCGCGGAGAACGAAGCCGCCGTCAACTCACACCCAGGTTACATCATCGACGCCAGAGCAGCGCCAGGATCACGAACGCACTGCCCATTATGAGCAGAATCACGCCGATGACCTGCGAGCTGTTCAGGCAGTGGCAGATCACCGAAAACCGCAGATCGGCCAGGGAGCGTATCCTCGGCGCCTGATCAGGATCACCGCTCGGTACTTCTGCTCCAGCTCGGAGTTCTGGTGCGGATAGCCGACCCCGCCGACCGAATGCCAGGTCTGGAGATCGAACTGCAGCCCTCCGTAGAACCCGTTTCCGGTGGCGATGTGCCATCTCCCGGTGGACTCGCACCAAGCCATCCGGTTCAGCTTGGCGTTGTACGGACGCACCTGAGGCCATCTGTGGTCCCTGTGGGGCACTCCGACCGCCAAGACGGCCAGAAGTACCCGAACTGCCTGTACGAGGCTCACAGAGCCCTATCCGACCTCGTCGAACGACGAATCGAACGCCTTCTGGGTGTAGATCTTGTATCCACCCAGGTCGGCGTAGAGGAGCCAGTCGCCGACGTAGGCCCTCGTCTGGCGGATGTGCTTCGGGCTCTGCACCCGCACGTGGATGAAACAGGTTCGAGGGATCTTGGGATCGTCGAGGTTCTGATCCACCAGGAGCTCCTCGGCCTGCGTGCGGATCTGTCCGTGGCACCACTTCGCCGCCTCGACGAAGTTCTGCTCGGTGATCTTGACCGCGTCGACGAAGATCGGCTTGCGGACGTATCTGATGGGAGTGATCGCCATCAGCGAAGACCCGCCGTCACGAGTCCGATGTCGGGTCGGGCATTTGCGGCTTCCTCCTCGAGGAGCATCGAGATCTCGTTCTGGTGGGACGTTTCGGTCGCCAGCCCTCCGGGCCGCTTGGGTAGCTCGACGTCACGGGCGTAGTAGGCCCTGACGATCCAGGGGTACGACGGGTCGTTGATCACTGCGCGTCGAGCTCCGCGTACTTCTTCTCCAGTTCGTCCTCCTCGATGGTGACGAACATGGTCTTGAGGTACGCCTTGACGCCCTCCTTCCCGTTCACCTCCCAGTGATACGCCCGGACGATCATGTCGACGTTGAGGATGTCGACGTTGTCGAGATCGACGATGGAGTCCTCGTTGAGGTTCGTTCTCCCTCGCGAGGTGATCATGGCCACCATCGGCGGCCGCCCCTTCTTGTACTCGACCTCGACCGGTAGGTAGGGCTGCTCGATCTCCTCCTCGTCGTCCTCCCGCGGCTTCAGCCACTTGACGTTCCACTCGTCGGCGGCCATCGCCTGCGCCGTCTCCTCGTCGAGCAGGACGGCGAAGTTCTTGTTCCCCTCCTTGTTGTACTTTCCCTCCTTCCCCGTGAAATTGCGGAAGATGATCGTCACACCCTCCATCTTGACCAGGGTTCCGCTCTCGACCATCAGCTCTCCTTCTTGTTCAGCATGACCAGGGAGTGGAGGATCTGCACCCGCGCTGCCAGCAGCGGGATCATCACCAAAGTTCCATTCTTGTCACGCAGTTTACGGGGACTGATGGCCATACCTCTGGCCTCTTCAGTCACTTCGTCGATCTGGGACTGTACCTCTCGATACACATCCATGAGCTCCTGACGGAGCACCATCGGTCGGATTTCCACTGGATCTCTTCGTCTCTAGTACCAGCTCTGCTTGTACACCCACAGTTTGTATGAGCGCACAGGGTGGAATATCGCGTTGTACACGATCTGACTCACGGCCAGCCCGATGAGAATAGTCATCCCCAGGCCGGTGGTGGACTTCTTGACCAACATCGCGCTCCTTATCGGACGAACTCGTGGAAGTCGCCGAAGTTGTCGATCGTCTCGACCGCTTCCTTCTGCAGTTTCTCGAAATATGACATGTCGATCTTGACATCATCCAGGCCTTCGGCGATATGCGCCTCCATCCATAGATGACCCTTCGTTCCTGCCACCGCGTAATACTTGTCGTCGTTCACGCGGTACAGTACGCCGCCGCCCTCCAGAACCGGCACGAACAGCCCGGTCTTTCCGACGTGGCGCATCTTGGTGTGGTCCGGCTGATCCAGATCCGAACCGCGCATGTCGAGATACATCGTGCCCTTGAGGACACTCCGCGCCTCGCACATGTCCTTGAACTCGATCTCCTCTCCCGAGAACAGGGTCTTGAACACGTAGGGGTGAGCGAACTGCGCTCCCGTGGCGCTCCAGTCGTAGCCAGGGAACTTCTCGTCCCACGGGATCTTCTTCAGACCGGCCACGTACACGGCGTCGTTCACGAGGACGAACTTGTCGTACGTCACCTCGTGCTCGAAGTCGTAGCCCCACATCTTGCCGAACGCCAGGATCTTGGCGATGATCATGGGATCCCCACTCGGCACCTTCACCGAGTCCGTCTTGATGTGGATGACCTGGTACCCTTCGTCTTGGAGGTAGTTCTTCAGGTCGATCATGAACAGCGCACCGCGCTTGGCCGCGATGTTGTCCACGTTGCGGATGTCGCGGAACGCGTTGTCGAACTTGGCCGAGGTCAGGCCGTAGACCGTGTTGACCACGATCTTCAGCGCATACGCCAGCTGCTCCGCGGTGGACTCATCTTCCAAATAAGGCGCCAGTCGACCGTCCAGCATACGCCGGGCTTCGTCGAAGTCGCCGTGTTTGATGTGCACACGCGCGGTCTTGAGATCCGAGAAATTTTGAGTGTATGGACCGAATAGATTGAGGATCTCGATGCTGGTGGGGTGCATGGATATGACATCCATGACCACGACGTTCTCGTACATGCCGGGCTCGGCGTAGACGTATCCGCCTTCGCCAGGCTCTTCGCCTTGGTAGTAGCTCTTGCCGAGCTCGAACTTGTATCCGGGGAACTCCGTCGAGAGGTCCGTGTAGACGAACTTCTTCTGCGGGCGCTTGTCGTCCCCGAATATGATCTTGGCCGTGTGGGCCTGGGTGGAGTCGTTGACGCTCAGCCCGGAGAGCTCTGCGAGGATCTGGCGAGCGACGAAGTCGCCCTTCCTATCCTCGAAGACCGCCTCGGTGGCGCGTACGTCGTTGCAGCAATACTCCACCACGCGCTCCCAGTCCTTCTCGTCCACGGGCTCGTCCCAGGGCAGATCGAGTTCCATGTGGAGAATGCCGAGCTTGATCTCGAACTTCTTCAAGCCCATCTTCTCTGACGAGAAGTCCCAGATGTCCGCATAGGACAGGTTGTACGCGGCGCCGAATGCCGCACCCCTGTTCCCCTCGATCAGCTTGGCGCTGAGCCGAAACAGCTCTTCCGTCGTTGTCCCCATCGAGGCGGCGTAGACGATGTGGTTGTCGTACCGGCGGTTGTAGAAACCCACCAGTTTGAGCTTGAACAGCTGCTGGATTTCGGCGGGTGACGGATTGATCATCCGAACGACTTCGTCCGCCCCTTGGAACTTCCAGCAGATTACGAAGAGGTTCTTGTACACCTCGACGTCGAAGAAGGCCAGACGCTCGTCGTCCACCGGCACGGAAACATCTGCCGGAAAATCCTCCCCGGGGGTTTCGGAGGCCCACTTCATCTCTCTTACGATCTTGAGAGAATTGGCCGCCTGATTCGTGGAGTTGTTGGCGAAGGCGATCATCCTCGGCCTCAGATCGCTTACGTCGTACGCGATACCCGACTCGTACGCGTCGTCCAGGATCTTCTTGATGAAGTCGATCGAGGGCTTTGTACCAGGGTGGATCTCCTTGCGCATGTTGCGCCCGATCAGTTCCCTGAGCCCCTTCTCGGTGTTGATCGTCTTGGACTTGAGCATCTTCTCCTTTTTCTTTAGCGGCAGGCCGCTGCTGATGCTGGCGATCGGTATCGCGTTGCATCGTGACAACCTCCTGCGCAATGAAGCGTCCTCGTGAAACGTCTTCACCTCGATGCCTGACGAATATGACGACGCCAGCTGGGTCGTGTCTCCCTCGTACACGTAGTGCAGATGGATCCCGTCCCCGCTCTTGCTGATCTCGGCGTACGAGCTCGGCCAGTGGCTGGCAGCCTCGAGGTTCCTCTCCAACGCCTTCGTCCCATTGACGTCCTTCAGGTCGAAGTCTATGACGATGTGGTTCGGCGGCATCCTCAGCCAGTGCAACTCTGAGGAGTTGATGTCCAACAGCTTGGTCCGGACGTTGGACCATTTGCGTGCCGGAGTCCCATCCGGCTTGGCCAGCTGGGCCGGCTGGTGCGTCATCTCCTCGTCGAGCAGCGAGTCGGTCTCCTCCAGCACGAGGATGTATGCGCCGTTGCCATCCTTCGGCGCCTTGAACTTGTCGCCGATGAATCCCTCGTAGACGCTGCGAAGGTTCTCCCCGTCCACGAACATCCGCTCGTGGAAGTGCTGAAAATATGATTCCAGGTCCGCCCGGATCCGGTACATCGGACGCGGTTTGTCCACCCCCGTACGCTCGCACCACTCCTTGTACAGGTCCCAGGCCTGCCTCAGGGTGACGTACTGCTGATGGGTGAATATGTCGAAGTGGTCCTCGATGAAGTTGTAGAACGGATCCGTCTGCAACATCATCTCGGTGGGCCGGTAGTCGTTGTAATACTTAGGGCCCGCGGTCAGATAGACCTGCAGGCAGTGATACGCGATCGCCCCGAGCTCAAACGAGATCTTGCCCATCAGGACGTCGTACTTCTTCGGTGTGAACGTCAGCCCCGTAGGGCGTACGTCGATCAGACGACGCAGGATCCCCGACTTCGAATCGGAGATCTTCACCGGTTGGTTCGACGCCATGAACAGCATCGCATCGATCGATGCGGTGTAGTCCGTCTTGTACTTCTCGTTGATCGACATCGGCTCGTGCGCGATGATCGAGTTCAGCCGGGTGTTGTCCTCGATCCGGCTCAGGTCGCCGTCGTGCTGAATGGCGACCAGTGGGTGGTTCTTGAACACCGAAGTGGCGAATTGCCCGTTGCTCGATCCGAGAGCCTTGCCGTCGAAGTGGGCGTCGTACCCATCGAACATCTGCTCGATCACCCTGAGGATCGTCGACTTCCCTATCCCCGACTGCCCGTAGAACACGAGGAACTTCTGAATCTTCTTCGAGTCCCCCGCCACGATCGAGCCGATTGCCCACTCGAACTTGTGCCGCTCCTCCGGATCGTAGAGCAGTGACACCAGCTCGTCCCACGCCGAGATATCACCGTCTTCGAGCGAATACGGCAGCCTGCGACTGGCGTAGTCCGTCTTCTTCACCTCGGTGTTGGCAAATATCACCTTGGTGTTGAGCGGGTACCAGACGTCCGGGGTCTCCCGCTCGTACTTCTTGAACTCCTTCCAGGCGCCGTTGCCGTATGACCCCAGGGTTCTGATCTGGCAGTATTGCTTGGTCTGGTCGAACCTGGCCGCAGCCTGTTCTCTCAGATCCTGATCCACCAGATTCCGCACATCCAGTGGATCCTGCGACCACAGCCCTTTCGCTTCGTCCCAGATCGCGTAGAACTTGCCTCCGCGGATCATCAGATCCGCCGATCGCCCCACGGTGAAGTCCGGATACAGCTCGATCTTCCCGGATTTCAGCTCCTTTTCACGGATCTGATAGAAGTCCACTACACCTCCTTTCTAATACTCGGGGTGAATCTCCTGCACGTACTCGGCCATCTGATACCAGATCTCGACCTTCCGCTGGTCCTGCTTGGGAAAGCCAAGAGGAAAAAACCCACCTGACCCATCAGGGTCATAGAGTCTCCACACCAGAGCATGGAGAATCTGCGTCACCGTTCGGGGACGACGCAGCGGATCGTGATGTTTGTGCAATTCGAGATTGCACATGAGCTGCCAGGCCCAGCCCTCGGCATTCCCTCCCGCCAGGAATGCCACCCGACGGGAGAGACCCACCATCACCTCGAGGACCGAGCAGGGCCCATCGACCGTACTCTCACGTTCCTCCTGCTCGTTGAGGAACTCGGTCCGGAGGTCCAGCCCGTCCGAGATACGATTGTCATCGTTCGGGACGAGCCAGACGAACTCTGCGGTGTGCATGATCTTGAGGAGGTCCCAGTACGTCTTCCGCTGGTGTCCCTCCTCTCGGACCTGCTCGACCAGCCAGTGGAAATATGCTTCCCCTAGCGGGTCACTCCTCTCGCGATCGTCGTCGCCTCCGCGGCGGGACGTCGCTGTGCTTGAGCCCATGGACCTCCTCCGCGTAGGTACCGGTCGAGAGGCACACCTCGATGTCGGTGTGCAGCACGGGGTTCCGGATGTAGACGATGTTCCTGTCGCCCGAGCCGTGGCCGAAGCGACTCAGGTTGGCCTCACCGACGACCGCATCCGGGTTGTCGATGATGTTGTCCTGCATGTCACACAGGACGTCGTCGCCCTCGTAGTACGTGAGGGTGATCTCCTCGTTCTCCGTCTCGTGTCGCTCGTCGACGTGGATCACGTGCGGCCGGTCGCCGAGCTCGGCCCGGATGGCCTCCTCGATCTCGTAGTCCCACTCGTGGTCCTTGTCCTGTGCCGTGTCGAAGACGTTGCGGATGTCCTGCGGCACGACGGAGGTATTCGGATCCCCCGGCCCTGCCGCCTTCTCCTCCGTGGACTTCTCCTTGGGTGTCGATGCGTAGCCCAGCTGCTCGACCCGCTGGTTCAGGTCGGTGATCTCGGGCTTGGACTCCCGGACCATGAGGCGAGCCCGGAAGTGCTCTCGCATCTGGTCGATCTCGGTCTCGGCTTCCCGGGCGTACTCGTCGCGCAGACGACGCTGGGCCACCCGGTAGCCGACGAAGGCGCCGACACCGGCGCCGACCGCGGTCATGACGAAGCCGACCCAGCCCTTGATGTAGATGCCGTCATCGATGGCCTCCTCGACGACGTCGGCGACCTCTTCAGCCACCTCGGTCAGCTCTGCCATCTGATGCGCTCCTTGCCCTTCTCATCGATCTTGTCCCAGATGAGACCGTCGACGTTGAAGTCGAGAAGGACCGACCCCTCCCGGCCGTTGACGAAGTCGCGGGTGGCCGACATGCTGCGGTCGGTGTAGATCCCGAAGTCGATGAAGTTGTCGCCGTCGTCGGAGATCTTCCATCCGACAACGGACCCAGCTTGCGAACGCTCGAGACCCAGCCGGTCGTAGATCTCGTTCAGGAACATGTGGCCGCGCATGTGGAGCATGTCGTTCGCCCACTGCTGCTGGCAGCGCAGGAACACGAGGTTGTACTCGGGTTCCTTCGACCACTCCTTCGAGTATTCGTCGAAGAAGCGCGCATACTGCGAGGCCGCGCCGGGAGCGACGCGGAGCTCGGTGTTGAGTTTTCCCGAGGGGGTGATGATCTCCACCACCTCGGACTCGTACCGGAACTCCCGATCCTGGTCCTCGCCGTACTTGTCGACGACCCGCTCGCGGTACTCCTTGAACGCCTGGTCGACGGCGATGTAGGCGGCGGTCAGCGCGGCGTTGCGCTGCATGAGGATGTTGTGGGACTTGGTCAGGCAGCCGATCGATGCGGCGCCGAGAAGAACGGACGGGGCGTACAGGCGAGCCAGAGCGAGGCCCGACTTGACGTAGACGCGGCCGACGGTCTCGCGGTGATCCTGGGTGGTGTACTCGGGCTCCGCCGTCATCTCCTGCGCCACGGCCAGGTCGTTCTGAGCGGTCTCGATGACCGGCTCGACCTTCAGCGTGGCCCGGCAGGCGAGCACGGTGGCGCCGACCATGCCGAACACCCCGACTCCGAACAGCAACGATGGCGAGACCTCTCGGGTCGACAGCAACTGCTGCCCGACCCTTCGGCTCACCGCCTTCGGAACGAACTTCATAGCTTGTGCCTCTCTAGAACGGAATGTCGTTCTTGTCGTTTTTGGGCTTGGGGTCCGGCGGTTGGAGCTTCAGCTGCTCTTTCTTCCAGATCGCGAAGACCTGGGATACGCTCATCTTGTCCACCAAGCGCTTCCACTTACGTCCCGGATACAGGTCCGAGACAAACTTGCGCTTCTCGGCGTCGGTCATGATCAGTCGAGAGGCACCGGCTCCGGAAGGTTGAGGAGGTAGCCGCCACCGCGGACCCTCCCGAACGAGGACCCATGGAGCTCCCTCCAGCCCCACTTGTGGTCAGTGTGGGCGCTCTCGATGCCCGTGAGCTCGTACAGATCGGCCACGCTGGCGGAGTCGTACTTCGAGATCAGGTCGTACATACGGTCGAGAACCTCCTCTGCCTCGGCGCGCGAGGCGATGATGAGTTCTCCGAAGTCGTGCCGGGCACGGCTCGGTCGTGACGTACGCACGGGAGAAACGTCGGACCCGTACGGTTGACGCATCTTGTTGTAGGCCACGTGGCCCAGCGGCCCCGAAGGGCCAGAACGCTTGGGCCTGCTGTCGCCGTAGATCAGACGCTCGAAGCCGGAGGTGGCGGCGTCGAGCATCATCTCCTTGAAGGCAGGGAGGGCGACGCTGTAGACCATGTACTCCAGTGCGGAGCGGCCGTCACCGTTGAAGAAGGTGTGCTTGAACTGCCTGCCGAGCGGCTTCCTGCGCCGAACAGCTCCAGCGGAGGTGACGCGTTCGACTCGCCGGGGCGTCGGAGGCGCCGCCTTCGACTTCTGGCTGTTGGGCGGGAATGTGTCCATAAGTCCTCTCTCGAAATTTGGAAAAACTGAAAGTCCGTGTTGGGGACTCTCAGCTTGAACTTGCTACTCGGCGGACTTCTTGCGGTTCTCGCGCCAGGACTGGTACGCCTCGACGGTGTCTTCGACGATGCGGTCCGTGATGGGACGAGCCTTGGCAGCAACCAGGTGGCCGACAGCCCAGGCTCCGACGCCGACAACGATGTTGTCTTCGTCGAGCTCTGTGCGCTCGGTGACCTGATCCTGAACAATGCTCGCCGTCTTCGCGGCGACGATCATCTGAAGAGCCTTCTTGGCGATCTCGGTCTTAGTGGTGGGGATCTGCATTTGGTACTCCTTTTGAATAGGGGGTTTCATATAAGCCCTTGTTTTTCCTGCGAGGGCAGGAGACCCGGGGAGGCCGCTGACACGAACACTCCCCGGGCTGAAACCCCCTGTACTGCAACTTGTACTACTCGCCGGGGCCGATCACGTAGCGCCCCTCGGCCAGCCCGCTCGTGAGCTCGTCGTGGTCCATCTCGATGACCTCCGCGCGGCTGAGCATGCGCTGCTTGGCGGTCTTCTCGAAGACGTTGCGGCGAGCTTCGACCTCGTCCACGGACTTGGCGGCCACCACCGGAACGTCAGGCGTCTCCTTCGCCGACGTCATCTGGGCCACTTCCTGGGCCAGGTCGTGAGGGATGATGCCGTTGAAGAAGTCGGCCAGCTTGTCGGCGTCCGTGCAGACCTCCATCAGAAGGGTGGAGAACGCCTCGGATGACTCGAACTCCTCGCGCGTCGCCTGGTTCTTGATGAACCCGCGGCCGTCCTCGGTCTTCTTCCCGTACGCCATCAGGATCAGCCCGCGCACCTCGTTGAGGATCGCGGCTCCGTCATTGGCCTCGACGATCCGCTCGAGCCACTTCTCCATGCCGCCCTTCCTGGAGACCTCCATCTGGATGAGGTCGGCCTTCGACAGGTGGAAGTAGAAGGTCTCGGTCTGCTTGTCACCGTTGAAGTCGGTGTAGGTGATCTGCTTCTTTAGCACAGGCGCTCCTGGTTTGGATCTTTGATCGGCAGACCGTGTGCATCGATGCAGAAATTGCGTCGGCCGGTCTTGATGTGGATGGTGCTCCCGGACTGCGAGACGGCGATGGCGCCACCGCCCGCCTCGGCCAGGGACGCCAGGTAACGAAGCTGAGCTGGCAGCAACGTCACCTGGCACAATCCGTCCCCGTTGGGCATGGTCGCCGGCTAGGCCTCGTCCTGCTGGTTGATCCAGTAGGCGATCAGGGCGGCGGTGCCGCCGATGATCAGGCAGATGATGAGCTTCTTCATGTCGGTCTCCTAGTACAGCTGGTTGTAGTCGGGCTGAGGCGGGACCACGAAGTCGATGGCGATGCACGGCTTCTCGTCCGTTGCCATCACCGTCGAGAAGCGCAGCTCCATGGGGCCGGTCGTCCCCTGGTTCCAGCCGAACATGTCGGTCAGCGTGGTCGGAGCGAGGCCGACCTTGTCGTAGAACGAGCTGGCGCTCGCGTACTGGTGGTGGAACAGATCGGCGTTGACCTCGTTCTCGGCCCGGCGGATCTTCTCCACCGAGCTCTGGAAGTACCGCCCGGTGTACTGGTCGTAGCACAGGACGTCGTTTCCGCTCAGGATCAGCACCTGGGCATCAGGCGGATTGCCGCGGACCCGATCCTGCGCCACCTCGTCGACGATGGCCTGCTGCTTCGGACCGGTCAGCTTGGTGGCGACCTTGTCCTGGTACTCCTTCAGCCGGTCCTGCGTGAGCCCATAGGCCGCGGCCAGGGCGGCCGCCTTCTGAGCCGACATCCGGTTGGCGAACACGATGCTGAAGACCGTGATCGAGCCGGAGGCCAACGGCGGAAGGATCTCGGGCCAGACGGTCCTGATCTTCGTCGAGAGCGGAAGCTCCACGATCGCGGGATCCCGATCTTCCTCGGTGATGATCTGACGTCGGGCCACCTGCATCTCTTCCTGAAGCTTCTCCGCGGATCGGAATCCGGAACGCCAGGAGAGGATTGCTGTCCCCACGGTGCCGACGACGCCACCGGCCGTGAGCAGCGTCGTCGCGTTGTCCTTCACGAACTTCTCCGTCACATCACGGATGCCGTGCAGGTCCATCATCGGGCCCTCATCTCGCGGACGAAGATCCAGATCAGCCAGAAACCGCAGGTGAATACGGTCATCAGGCTGTCGAACAGGAAGGAGCCGAGGCCATACTTCCTACGCATGTTTCACTCCTAGTGCGGAAGGGTTCCGCTTCAGAGCCCTGTCCTCCGCCACTTCACGAGATGCGGCCTTCACCGTGACGGTGCGGGTCATCGTGTTGGCATAGAGCAGGACAATTTTGTATATCCGCTGGGCCTTCAGTTGGCGCATACGGTCTCCTGTGGGTACTACTTGACGGGCTTGATGATCCACGTCGAAGCCACCAGGTACGCCCCGGCGATCATCGACATATACAGACCCCAGCCAGCCGAGACGACGTCGCCGAGCTCGGTGGAGTTGGCAGACGGAATCTTGACGAGGACGTGGATCGCCTCGGCCAGGACCAACGCGCCGACGACGATTGAGAACGCGCGCATCTTGAACTTCGTGAGCGCGGACACGATGATGACGGCGATGCCGCCGAACACGACGATCCCGACCTCGGTGGAGTTCGTGGGACCGCCGTTGACGAGACCACCGAGAATGGTGATCCACGGGCCGATGGCGCCGAGGATGAGTAGAGCAACGCCGATGGCGAGGGAGACGGAGCGGTTGAGCTTGATCATGATTCGTTCCTTTGGGAGTGGGAGAAAAAAGAAAAGAGAACCGGAATTCGGTTCTCATATAAAAGCGTGTATTCTCTGCGAGGCGGAAAAGCCTAAACCCCTTGTGGGGGTTGTCGGCTGAACTACTACTCGCTGGGGAGGTTGGCCTTGGCGGCCTCGAGGGTCAGCTTGGCGGTCTCGAGGTTCATCTTCTGCGTGCGAAGGCCGAAGTAGATCGAAGCGACGGTGATGGCGGCGCCGCCTCCGAAGATGGCGGTCGTACCGGCAACGTCGACGATCTTCTTCAGCTTCGAACGCTTCGTGTTGAAGTTCTCGTTCTCGGGGTTGTCGATCTCGTGGTGCATGGTGCTCCTTAGAGTGGTGGGGTTTCATATAACCCCTTGTTTTCTCTGCGAGGCAAAGCTAAAACCCCATGACAGGGTCTTAGCTTTACTTCACTTGATCTTGGTTTCGGCGGTGTGCAGTGCCACTCGGTAAAGCAGGTTGACGGACTTGGCGGCCACGAACAGGCCGAGCGCATACGGAGCCACTCCGCGAACGCTCTCGATGACGATTGTCTCGGGGCTGTTCTTGGGGGCTTCGGTTGCGCTGATCTGATCGGACGGTTGGTCCTTGACGAGCTTCACCTGAAAATGACGGTTGCGCATGGCAATCCTTTGATTAGGTGGGGGTTTCATATAAGTCCGTGTTTCCGCTGCGAGAAAAAAAGACAGTCCGTGTAGAAAAAGCGAAAGCCCCGTGAGGGGCTCGCGCTTTGAATCTCTTGAAGTTCGGTGTTATCTCGGTTTGATCACGAAGCTCAGGGCTTTGGACGTGATGACGTTGAGCTGTTCGTGACGGAGGATCATCGCGATTCCGAGGATGTTCGTCGTGGCGAGGATCATGGTGTCGGCGCTCGGCCGCTGCGTCTTGTCTTCTGACTGCAGCTTCTTGAGCGTCTTCACCCGATCCAGCATCACGGCGTATTCGTCGGAGTCGGCAGGATGAGCTGCCATCTGGAACAGGACGTTGTCGATCTCGACCTGAAGATGAGTCTTCGGTTTCGGATTGAGGAACATGGGTCTCCTTCATAGGGGGTTTCATATAAGCCCGTGTTTAGGCTGCGAAGTTAGTCCCTATGAGATACAGCAGGATGGCGAACGAGGTCAGTAGCGCGACGTAGACCAGGAACAGCTTACTTGGTCGTCGCGTTCTTCCTCGCCGCCTTCGCCCGCGAACGGGTCGTACTCGGCTTGGCCGGCTCCTTCGTCTTCTTCACGTTGAACACGACCCGCTTCTTGCCGTCCAGTTCCAGCTCGGGATCGTCGTGGATCTCGAGGTTGTACATCTTGCCCTCTTCGGTCTCGTGGATCCCCAGCGTTCCAGAAGCCGTCGAGGAGTTGAAGCTCTGCGACGAGACGTGAAGCAGACCTCCCAGCGCCGTGTCGACCACGGTGATCGTCCCCACGACCTGCTCGGGCGAGGGCAGGTTCCAGATCCCGGCCAGGGCGAAGTACAGCGCGCCCAGAGCAGGCAACGCCACCAGCGCGATGAACTTGAGGACGTCATACATTTTTCCGGTGATCATGTTTCTCCTACGGTTGATCTTTGCAGTTCAGGCTCCTGAGGGCCAGAATCGCGTGCTGCTGGTTGTTGATCGAGTCGGTAAAGGTCTTCACGCTGACTCCTGGGATTCCTTGCGGATGATCGCTGAGGAACTTGGTCGAGGCAATCACTCGGCTGATCAGGTCCGCTCGATACGTGCAGAGCGCGTGCTTGGTGTTGCGCGAATTGTTCCAGACGTAGAACCCTGCTCCCACCACGGCGACGTATAGGATCACCGTCGCGACGACCAACCATCTCAGCGTCTTACGCAGAGCGGTGGCCGTCTCATTCCCCCGGGTCTCGGGTGTGGCCATCCTGTTCCCCTTCCTCGAGAAAATGTTTGTCGGTTCCCCTCCGTCCGAGAGAGTGCTCGGCCTCCCACTTCAGGCGATCGTTGAATGCCCGTTCCTGATCCAGAAGGTTTCGCAGATGGTAATTTTCAGCGGTGAGCCGCCGATTGTCGTCAGCCAGCTGTCCGTTCACATGCTCGAGCTCGGCCATCCGGTGCCGAAGCTCCTCGATGTCCTCTGTGAGCTTCTCCACCCGTTCGGTAGACCACTCGCGGATCGATCGAGATTCCGCCCAGAGCTCAGTGGCGTCGGTGTTTTTGATCTTCCCCGACAGCCGCCGTGCTGCGATGATGTAGGTCAATAGTGGTCCGAAGACGACACCGATGACCAGAATCCAGGTTGGATCGTTGTTTTCCACTTCACCTCCCGTTCTAGCTCGCTGTAGCCGCCAGAGTGGGGTATGCCGTCTCCCCGGAGTCATCCTGCGAATGGATGTACTCAGTTACTCGAGCGCGTTGTATGACTCCGCTGTAGGCGATCATCTCGATGATGTCGCCGAGGTTGTAGTGCACCCCGTACTGATACTGAGAGGTCTGGATGATCTCCCCGTCCACGGCGTGCTGGGTCTTGTTGTCGTCCAGAGCGCTGACGGCCCGGCTGTTCAGGACGTTGAGAAGCGATGCGGCGTCGCTACCCACGTTGTCCGTGGTCAGATCGTCGGCGAAGACCAGGAGCGCCCTGAGGTCGAAGCCGCTGTATCCCCCTTCGAGGTTGAACAGCTCGTCCTGTCCCGGCGTCGTCGCCAGTCCGTTGGGATTGGACGGAGCGTAGACGTATGCCAACGTCTTGAGCGAGGCGATGGAGTTGAGCTCCTTGATGTTCGCCAACGAATCCATGTCCGGAGAGAACCGGACTGTGGGGTTCACTTGCTGCGTGCTGGTGCGGTCGAGCCCTCGGTATGTCCGGTACACCAGCTTGAAGCCGTTCGCATCGGCGTGATCGAGGACGACCTGCATCCCGATCTGATACGTCGTGCCGATGTCCCTCAGGGCGTCGTAAACCGGCCCATACGGCACAGCCAGGCTGGTAGCGCTCCCGATCCCGTCGTAATCGCCCACAGTCAGACCGGGGATGATCAGCTCTCCGGGATTGAACACGCCCATCGGGATGGCACCACTCAGGAACGGACTTCCAGCGCAGCACATGTTGTAGACGATCTGGCTCATCAGCTGACCGGCAGGAAGCCCTGAGAGATACCAGTACCTGTCCTCATGAGCGGGTGTTGTCCGGATAAACCGGTTGTTCAGCCACTGCGTGAGAGAGATCCCCGTGATCTCCGCGATCCCCTTCTCGATGTCCTGCGTCTCGAGGATCATGATCTCGTTCGACCCGACCCGACCGAGGAACGTCCCATCGGCCAGGAGCATCAGGTTGTCAGGCGTGGCGGGCACGTTCAGCTGGACATCGCCGTCGCCGTAGTACCGGTCGGTCCAGATCGCGGACTCGAAGACGTCCACGACGTCCTGCCGGATGAAGCTCCGATCCAAGGTGAAGAGCTCCATCACAACCCCCCGAACCGTTCGAAGTATGTCAGCTGCCAGTCCTGGACGCCGACGTCCGAGACGAGATCGAACATGTTCACGCCCGGTTGAAGCGTGGGCCAGAAGTACCCTGGCTGGATCGCGTTCAGAAGGTTGGTGGTCCTCCCGTCGGCGAAGGCGACGTTCTGCACGAACTTCTTTCCCTGCACAGAGCTCGCCATCAGATACTTGGAGGCATCGACCGAGGCCAGCATGGAGAAGTCCGCCGGAGCGTTGTTCCCCGTGTCCACCGTGATGAGGGTGGGCGAAAGGCCGTTGGCGAAGCTGACCTCGAGGACGAAGCCGGTCTCGATGGTTCCGGAGTAGTCGATCTCCTTAGGCTCGTCGCTGGACAGGCCAGTCGCCACGACAGGATCGATCGCGGTGAAATATGGATCGGGGCAGATGACCGAGACCTGGATCTCGGGATCCTTGCTGAAGAGGTTCGGCTCGAAGCTCTCGACGTAGCCCGCGATCTGCACCGTGGACATGTCATCGCTCTCGAATTCCAGCTTGGTCGCCTGCTTGGGCATGAAATATGACTCGAGCAGACGACGCAGGCTCCGGATCGTCCAGGTATCCCAGTCGGGATTCAGTCCGAAGGTGATGACGATGTTGCGCTTGGGGACGCTCGCGCCCGTAAAAGCTTCTCCGTCAACCGATCCGAAGGGCGTGGTGTTGACGTTGGCCTTGACGGGCTCCAACCCGCTGATGTCGCGGATCTGAATCGGATCCGTCTCCGCCCTCCCCTGATCGCTCACGGGGAGTTCCTGAGCCGATAGCCACGCGCTGTATGCCTTGAAGGCTGTCAACACGATGCGCCTGGACCTCCTTTCTGCGAAATATGACCTCAAAGCCCCCCGAAGGGGGCCATGAAGTCAGGTCGGGATGACGACTTTCCTCAGCTGCGAGAGCTGATTCTTCGTCTGACGGTAGACCTCCACCGGGGTGAGGGCCGCGGGTGAGTAGTTGTTCTGCTCGAAGCTGATGTTCGGAGCCGGTTGCGAAGACGGGGCCGCCTCTTCCTGCTGTTTGGCCACCTGCGAGGCCGAGATCGAAGACGCCTGCCCGAGAGACGCCACGGCGTCGACCGGAGTCTTCGCCAGGATGTCACTCATCTGCTGAGCGCCTGACTTCACGCTCGACAGATCCAGTACCGGCGTGATGGTCGGGTCGAAGTTCACGAGACCGTCCAGCATGTCCGGAACCTTACTCAGGGACTTGACCATGACATCGACCATGCCGTCCGAGGTGTCCCCGAGCGACCGGTTGACAGATATGGCGTTGTCGTTCAGTCCCTGCACCACACCGAGCATCATGAACTTGCCGACTTCGGCGAACTCGGTCGATGGCGAGTGGATACCCAGCTTGTGTTTCGCCGCCCTGAGGGCGTCGCCAAATATCCCCTCTACCTTGGCCACAATCTGACCGGCCGCACCAGACAGGCCCTGAAGCGCACCGGCGATTATGTCCTTGCCGATGTTGACTCCCGCGGCAATGATGCGCGGCTCGTACTTCTTGACCGCCGCGTCCACGCCGTTGAGGAAGTTCAGGATCGCCTGAGCGCCCTCGTCGATCAGCTTCACCGCCTCGTTCGAGACGGAGTTGATGAACTTACCCACCGCATTCGCCGCCGACTTCACCAGCTTGGTGGCATCGTTGCCCACTCCGGTGATGACGTTGGCGATCATCGTGGTACCGGCCTTGATGATCGTGTTCGCCGCATCGCCGAATGCGCTCAGGAACGAGCTCACGGCGCTGGCACCGGCCTTGACCAGTTTCCCGGCGCTGTTGCCCACCCCTGTGATCACGCTGACCACGATTGCCACGCCTGCGGCGATGATCTGCCCCACGTTGTTGGCGATGCCCAGCAGGAAGCTCCCCAGGGCCTTGGCCCCGGCCGAGACGATCGATCCCGCCTTGCTCGCCAGCGTGGTGAGGATCGTGGTGATGATCCCCGCCGCCATGCGGACCACGTCGGCGATGTTGTTCTGGACCCCCCGGAGAAGTGCTTTCAGAAGATCCCATCCGGCCGAGATCAACTGCGGAGCCATCGTCGAGATGACCTTGAGCCCGGCAGAGATCAGCGCGATGAATGCGTTGGCCAGATTCGGAGCCGCCGCGATGACCGCCTTCGACAGCGCCACCAGGATCTTCCCCAGGGCGGTGACGAACTGCGGCGCCGCATTGGCAATGTGAGTGACGATCTGAATCAGGCCGTCCACGAACGACCCGACAACCTTGGGAAGGGCCCCGGCGAAGTCGATCAGCGCCTTGACCATGATTCCAAGGGCGATCGGACCGGAGACGGCGATGGCACTAAGACCAGCACCGATGAGTGAGATACCCACACCCGCCAGGGCCAGGCCACCGCCGATGAGCAGCATGGCCGCCCCAAGGGCCAGCAGCGCCGGAGCCACCGGGGCCAGGACAATGCTCGCGACACCCAGAATCACCAGAGCACCAGCCAGTGCCACCAGGCCCTTGATGATCGATCCCCAGGATTGACTGCCCAGGGACTTCATGGCCGGAGCCAGCAGCGTCAATCCGGCAGCGGCCACGACGAGCGCAGCGGCTCCCGGAAGTGATCCCTCCATGAAGATGAGCGCGGCGGCCAGGATGGCCAATGCCGCAGCCATCGACAAGAGTCCCTTGGCCAGCTCCCCGATCGACATGCCGCCAAAGTCGGAGACCGCCTTGGCGATCCCCTTCAGGGCGACCGAGACCAGGATCAGCCCGGCAGCCATCAGCGGGAGACCCGGAGGCATGGCCCACATGGCCACGGCGATGACACCCATGGAAACCGCGATCGCACCGATCCCCTTGGCGATGGTGCTCAGGTCGAGGTTCCCAAACGCCGCGACAGCCTTGGCCAAGAGGTTCAGACCGGCTGCGACCCCGATGAGGCCGACCCCGATCGAGACCATGCCGCCGGACGGAAACAGCTTGGACGCTAGGGCGATCGTCACCAGCGCCGCGGCGATCGTGCCCAGACCCTTGCCGATCTCGGTGAAGCTCATCCCACCGAAGTCGGCGATCGCACTGGCCAGGATCTTCATCGCCACCGCGATGGCGGCGATCCCTACACCCGCGCTGATCATTCCGGCCGAGTTCTTCGACAGCGGCCCGGAGGCCCTGGAGATCCCGATCAGCAGGACGGACACGCCGCCCAACCCCTTGGCCAGCTGATCCCAGCTCAGACCGGAGAGGTTCTTCACCGCACCGGTAAGGATGAGGATCGCCGTCGACAGTGCCACCAGCCCCGCCGCGATGAACGGGAGCTTGATGAACCCGGCCGACTTGCTGATGTTGGTCAGGATCGCCATTGCGCCCAGCAACTGACCGAACGCGATCGTCATGGCGGACATCGCCGTGTTGAGCTTCTTGGCGTCGATAAACGACAGAGCCACCACAGAGGCCGTGAGCAGCGCCACCGCGATGGCAATGGTCTGCAGGGTCTTGGCCTTGATGTTGGTCTGCAGAGCGGTCAGCGAACCGGTCAGAGCGTCGAACGACTCGCTGATGTTGCCCAGGATGCCTCCGCCGAGGCCCTTGAGGATTCCCCCCTTGAGAAACTTGCGCAGGGTGACGAATATGCCACCGAGCAGGCCGACCTTGATGACCTCGAACACGCCGCTGAAGTTCGTGGTCGAGATGGCCTTGGCGATGGCCGGTCCGATGTCGCTGAAGAAGTTGGCGATGCTCTGGACCACCGGCTGCAGGATCTGACCTGCCTTGCCCAGTGTCCCGAGGAACTTCTGCCACGCCTTATCGACACCGTCCATGACCTTGGACATCGGAGAAAGCTTCTTCCCCATGTCGCCCAGGGCCGTGGAGACGCCGTCGGCCATCTTGGGCTCGAACCCGGCGAACAGGCCGATGATGACGTCCTTCAGCCTGACCAGGAGCTTGACCGGAGCAGCCAGCGCGTCGCCCAGCTTCGAGAAGAAGTTATGGAGCCGGTTGCCCTGCTTCAGGGACTTGTCGACCGAGACCAGGAAGTCGCCGAGACTGCCGGTGACCGTCAGGATCGAGCCGGAACCGCCGAGGAAGGCGCCGAACACCTTGCCCAGAACCGTGAATATGCCACCCAAGAGCTGCTTGCCGATGTCCAGGATGGCGAAGAGCCCAGCGAACGACCGCTTGAGCTCGTCCGAGGACTTCGGGCCGAGCGTGAGCTTCTTGAACAGGTTGTCGATGGCGACCGTGATGTTGTAGAGCTCTTTGCCCGTGGCGGGCGGGAAGATCTCACGGAACGCACTTCCCAGCGGCTTCATGACCGATCCGAGCGCCGCGAAGGCGTTCTTGATCGCGTCGATGGCCTTGTCCCTGCCTCCCAGCTTGGACCAATCCTGCAACAGCTTGTTCAGGCTGTAGATCGGGCCGGTGAGGGCGTTCTCGAGGACGATGTGCGCCTTCGAGAATATGGAGGTGGCCTGGTTGATGTCGCCAAAGATGGTCTTGAAGATGGCGCCCCAGGCCGTGGCCACTTCTTCCTTCAGCGCCTGCGACAGCTGGGTGACGGTCTTGATGTTCGTCGCGGCATGAAGGGCGACCTGAGCCTGAGCCTGAATCGCCTTGATCTGCGACTTGGTGAAGCCCTCCGACTTGAGCTGAGCGTCGGAAAGGTCACCGGTGAACTGCGCCAGCGTCTTGGTCAGGACGTCGGAAGTCAGCCATGACGTCTGACCCGGCTTGGACTGGATCGACTGTCGGAAGGATTCGCCGCTGATCGTGGCCTTGCCCGTGGCCTTGTCGACCTTATAGGCGCCCTTGGAGATCGTGCCCATGGCTTCGCCGGTGCGCATGAGCGCCTTCTGGAAGACGGCGCCACCCATACCGGCGTTGACCACCGAGTTCCAGTCCTGCAGGTGCACCTGCCCCGCGGCGATGGCCTGAGACAACTGGTACATCGCGCTCGAGGCCTGCTGCGAATTCGACCCCGACAAGGCTGCCAGGTTGGCGATGCCCTTGATCGCGTTCACTGCCGGACGCAGCTTGACACCGGCCGCCGTGAAGGTGCCGATGTTCCTGGCCATCTCGGAGAAGTTGTACACCGTCTTGTTGGCGTACGTGTTCAGATCGGCCAGCGCGGAGTTGACCTGGCCCAGGCCCTTCTTGCCCTTGAGGCCGGTATTCGCCAGGATGGTCTGGACCGCGTTGATCTGCGTCTCGTAGTTCTTGAACCCGGCGGTCAGCGGATCCAGCGTGAGAGACTTCACCAGCCTTGCGCCAGCGGAGACGGCAGCGGTGACGATGTTGCCCAGAACCTGGATTCCCACCAGCTTCAGAGCGGTGAACTTCGACTTGATCGAATCGACCGCCGAGGCGATGTGACCAAGCGTGACCTTGTTGGACGCGTCCTCGAGATCAGTCAGCCCCTTGCTTGCGTTCTCGAACTTCAACGCTGCCTTCAGCTTCTCCAGCGTGCTCATGGTCTTCGAGACGCCGGACTCGAACTTGTCGTTCTCGAAACTCATCGCGACAACGCGATCGTCAACTTCGGCCACTACTTGGTCACCTCCTTCCATGCCTCGGCGGCGATTTGGTCAAATATGGGACGGATGGCCGGATTGATGTAATCCCGGCCCGGGACGTACCCGCCAGTCCCGGTTCCGTGCCCGTACTGCAGCAGGATGGCGATCGGTCTGCCTGCGGCTTCGTGGATGTTCTTCCAGATGATGGAGTAGTACCCCTTGCGTCGCACCACTTCGTAGGTCCAGGAGGCAGCTGTCTCGCCTGATTCGGTCGGTGTCGCCGCTGCCAGAACAGCCACGCCTCTCGATCCATACTTCTCCAGAGTGGCAAATATGTCGCTCTTGGACAGCTTGGTCAAGAAGCGATCTGTGTTCTGGAAGGACCCGCGCGACTTGATGGTGATCATCAGGTGACCAGGAGGACGACCGCGCCGTTGTCCCCGGCGGCGTGAGCGGTCTTGGACTTCCCGAAGACGATAGGGAGCCCATTGAGCGGTGCTGCTTTGGCTCCTCCCGCTCCGCCGGGAATGACGTTCTGGGCGCCCGATCCGCCAGCGTCGGCCGCGGGGACGTCACCTGTCCCGTAGACCGAGAGATCGCCGGGGTTGTACGACCCACGACCGCCTGTAGTAGCTGCATTGGCGGTAATTCCCCCGGAGCCGAATTTGCCCACTCCTCCGGCTCCTCCGCCTCCGCCAGCCCCTACCTCACCGTTCCACGATCCGTCCTGGCCCGGAGTACCAGCAACACCCGGGCCAGCAGGTGACGGCGTTCCGGCCGTACCACCGGCAGCGCCTCCTCCGGCCACTGTCCTGTCGCCGAGTCCACCATCTCCGCCGTCGGCTTGCGTGGCGGCCGCGAGGGAGTTCGATTGAACCCTTTTTCCACCCTTTCCTCCGGAGGCAGAACACGTATTCTCGTTGAAGGATGAATATCCCCCATCGATTCCGTCGGTGGTCAGGGTCGGGTCGTGATCGTTGTCGGCACCGGATGCGCCTCCAGCACCCACCACGATCGCGACAGCCGCGGGCAGACTGGCCAGGAGCCCTTGCACGCGATGCAGCCCGCCTCCGCCTCCGGCACCCCCGAAGCTCCGGATCAGAGTGCCGGTGTTCGCCGTGTTGATCCCGCCGCCTGCTCCCCCACCAGCCCCGATGCAGATGACATCGAAGCCGGTATACCCCTTGGCGAGATAATCCTCCGGGGAGAAAATCCCGCTGGCCGCGAACTTCACGATCTGCGGGGGCAGTTGGATCATGCTCCCCGAGAGACCGAAGCGCATGGGCTACTCGGCGGGCTGATCGGGCCCGAGGAGGTGCTGTACCGTGGCCAGGATGTCCGCGTCGGTGATCGCCGCGTCGTCGGCGCCAGGCTGGTAACTGGCGTCGGCGTTGTGGGAGTCCTGGGCGTACTTCCACTTCTCGCCCCAGCTGGGGGAAGCGGCCCAGACGTAGCGGTTCTTGTCGACCCAGTCGGTGGCGGGGAGCACCCCGGGGACGACCATCACGCCCATGGCGAGCTTGGGCGTGTTCCCGGCCTCCAGCTGCTGAATGACGCAGGCGGTCACTCGCTTCTGCATGAACTCGTCGTCGGCGATCTCGGAAATCGCCAAATATCCGTCGGTCAAGGCGGTCCTCCTTATGCGCCCATCCGACGCACGGTTGCAGTGAACGAGACGGTAGCTGCATCGGTGAGAGCGCTCGCCATGGTGTAGCAGTTCAGCCCGAACGCTCCCGGACCCAGGTTCCAGGGGACCACCGGGCCGTAATCGGAGCTGGCCATCACTTCCTGCGACACCAGAGCCGGGTCGAAATGGATCATGACCTGGCCAATTCCGGTGCGCTGAATCGTGAACGGGATAGCTGACGGTCCCCCGATGGCGATCGGAGCGTTCGAGGTCACCAAGAACCGACCGCCGAACGTGATCGTTCCCGCTTGATCCTGTGAGCTAGACCTCATGCCGCCACCGTCAGATCGATCTGGGAAACCGAGTCGATCGAGTCGAATGCGACAAGGAGATCCGTCGCGCTCATGGCCTCGATGTGGTCACCGGCGTTCTTCGGCGACCGGGCGTGCGCTTGCGTGCCCTTGGCGTACAGGGCAATGACCTGTTCGAACGTCAGGGCACGATCGCAGACGAACACGGCATCGATCTGACCGATGAACGGTGCTCCAGTTCCCGAAGGATGGTTCCCGATCACGAAATGTCCAGCTCCGGCCAGAACAATCGGATTTAGGACCGTGGAGCTGCCGAGCAGCTTTCCGTCCAGGTAGAGCTTGCGTTTCGTGCCGTCGATGGCGCCGTTGTCCTCTACGACAATGGCCTGATGCCACATGCCGTCGGCGAGGAATGGAGTTGTGAACTGATCCACCGCGTTGTAGCAGGTGATGACTCCCGCGTTGATGAACAGACGAACATCACCCGTGCTGATCGTTCCCCAGCCGATGATCCCGCATCCCAACAGAGACGCCGTCTTGAACCAGCATCCGTAAGAGCGTGTTACCACGCCTGCGGGAAGACCCGCATCGGTCGACGCCAAGTTCTGTGCCCCCGCGAAGTTGAAGGCATTGCCCGCTGTACCATCTGCCCCAGCCACAGGCATGGCCGCGCCTGTATTGACCAGAGCCACTCCGCCGGAACCCTCATCACCCAGCGAACCACCCGAGAAATTGTAGAGACGCAGAGGTTGAGCCGGGAAATCCCCTGCCACCAGCGAAGCTCCTCTGCGACGTCGCCTGACGTTGAGGGTGGCTCGTGACGGAAGTGCCCCCAGGGTATGAGAGACCCTGGCGCAGTACAGATTCCGAATCTGTGTCGCAGTGAGGATGTCTCCGGTGACGAACACCTCGTCGAGTCGGCCAACCCATGGGGCCAGCGGGGCTGTGGCGGCGTCCGCCGTATGCGACCCGACGTTGAACGGCGCCGCGCCGGGGTTCAGCAGGTTCCCCACCGGACAGACGACGTCGAGGTTCCCGTCCAGGTAGAGCTTGATCATGTTCCCGTCGAACGTGACTACTGCATGATGCCAGCGATCGTCACACACATCGGAACTACCGAGGTTGCTGTTGGAATCCGATCCGGTGGACGACTGGAAGAATCCCAACTTGTTCGAGACGGAATCGATGATCAACGTATAGGCGTTCACGCCCGCCACCGACGAAGACCACTTTCCCATGATGACCTGTGCGATCCCTCGCCTCGGCGTCTTGAGCCAGCAGCCGAGCGATCCGACCCGGATCCGAAACGGATCGTTTGCTCCGGTATCCGGGATGTAGAGCGCCTGCGCCGCCGAACCAGCAAACTGCGCGGCGCTGTTGGCGACACCATTGATCCCGATTCCGAACGGAATGGCTCCCTTGTTGTTCAGGGCGTGGCCGTTTCCGCTGGCGTCGCTCAGGTCCGAGAGATTCCACAACGCGATGGGAGCAGAGAGCCCCATGTTCGTGAAATCGACAGCGGTGAGCTGACGTCCCGCGCGGATCTGCCCGACGGCGCCGACGTCGAGCACTCCTGCGGCGGCGAGGACAGCGAGATCCTGTCCTGCCGGTCCAATGGGTCCGGGATTGCCTCGCACGTTCCCGGCGTTGATCTGCGTGCCGTCGTGCTTCGTGAGGATCAGGTTGTCCCCCACGATGTCGCCATCGATGACTGACTCCGCCTCGATGGCGAGCATCCGCTCGGCCGTGAGTCCGGTTACCGTTGTCATTTCACCTCCTTACTCCGAGTTCGTCGTGGAGATCGTGTACGTCGACGCATCGAGGAACGTCGCGTCGGCGTTGTCGATCTGGAAGGTCGTGTCGTCGAGCATGGTGATGTAGTTGTCGGCCGAGTCGATAGCCGTCCAGGTTCCATCGCCATTGTCGATGATGAGCAGCGTGCCCAGGGAGCCGAACAGTGCGTCGATCTCGGGGATCGACGGAAGTCTGGCGTTGGATGTCGGCGATCCGTAGAGGATCTGCTCGAGGGTTGCCACCAACCCCGGATCGGCGGTCCTCGTGTCGATGGAAATATGCACGGTCGGGCGATGTTTGTCGACCAACACAGGGGTCCCGCTCAGAGACCAGGAGAACTCGGAGGGCGAGCTCTGATCCTTCAGCGACTCGAAGGCGACGCTGCTCGGAATCGCCATCAGGTCATAAAGGACGTGGATCCTGTAGCCGTGGTCCGTGCCGTCCAGATCGTTCCCGATCAGGGTCCGATAGGACAGCCCGAAGGACTGGAACGACTGATCGTGGTAGGCCAGCCCGGAGACAATGGACTCGACGCCCTGAACGCTGTCGAATTCGTCCGGGTAGGTGAAGGCTTTCAGTTGACCGGAAAAGTCCCCCGGAGCCACACTCTGGAGATACTTCACCCCGTCGAGGTAGAACTGCGACAGCTCCGGCGACGGGTCTTCCTCCACCGAGGTGAGGCCGTTCCAAGCCACAGCTCTGCCATCCTGGAGGTAGAGCACCCCCCGATCCACGCCTGTCTGATAGATCCGCTCTCCGGTCTTGTCCCAGGCGAGCGCCGTCATGCCACCTCCTTTCTAGCCCTTTGTCCCCAGCTGTGCGCGCCGCTGGGAATTCAGCTCTCTCTGTCGTGCTGCGGCTTCACTACGAGTCATCTTCTTCGGCTTGGCCTGCTTGATGCCGCACACCCGGATGAGCGTGAACAGCCGGTTGAGATGCCAGTGCTGGCACTCGAACGGAATGTTGAACATGATCATCCAGTAGTAGATGAGCTCCGCGGTGATGACTTCCTGGCTTCTCGACTCTCCCGGGGGATCACGGAACCAGGTCGCCGTCATCTTGGCGTCGATGTAGTCGTTTATCTCCGAGATGTTCAATTCGGAGAGTTCCTGGAAAAGTTGCCCCGGGGGTTTTTCGTCGATCGCCATTGCTCGGATGTAGCCGAGCACCTCTTCTGTTGTCTTCTCGATCTTGCCCAGGAACGGCTTCTCGTAGGTCGCCTCCCATTTTGACAGTGAGACCAGAGAATGCTCCAGGCGAAGGATCGTACCTCCGAGGACGACGAATTCCTGACCGCTTTCGTCGTACGACTCGATACCTCCGACTGTTATCTCGAGCATCCTCTGGTCCTTTCCGTCAGACGGCCCTCTCGGGAGGGGGAACTAGCCGCCCACCGGGGTCAGCATGGTGATGACCTCTCCCGGAAGCGGGAGATGCGGGTCGTCGCCCGCGGCCGGGCCGCCGAACAGCGCCGCTTCCAGCGTTGCCAGGGCGTCGACGTCCACCTTGGTCGAGTCGACCACGATGAGCGAAGTCGGCTTCAGGTCGGGGAAGCCGTTGACCGGGGCCGGCGTCGTGGTGACCTCCCACGAGAACGCGATCGCCTCGGGCGAGTCGTTGATCGTGCCGTAGGCCTTCTCCGACGGAGCCGCCTGGGCGCCGTAGACGAGATGCAGTCGGTAGCCGTGGTCCGTCCCGTCGATGTCGTTGCCCAGCCGTGTGCGGTAGCACAGACCGAAGACCTTGCGGCCCTGCTGGCCCACCGCCACGCCCGGGGTCGGGACGGCGGTGCCGTCCATCACCGAGAACTCCTCGGGGTAGGTGAAGGCCTCGATCGTGGCGCCGAAGGTCTCGGCGGCGATCAGGTTGAGGTACTTGATGTTGTCCGCGTACTGCGGGCTGGCGTCGGCGCCCGCGGGGGACTCCGTCACCGTGGTGAGACCGTTCCAGGCCACGCCCGAGGCGTAGACCCCGGTCTCATCCGGGGTGTAGAGGACGCCCTTGTCGACGCCCGTCTCGAAGATGCGCTCACCGACCTGGTCCCATGCCAGTGCCGTCATTCGGAGTTCACTTCCTTTCAGAAGAAGAGGGTGTAGACCCAGTGATGGAGTCCGTCCACCATGTACGACTGGGTCATCGAGCACGTGGGGAACTCCGCCACCTGATCTGGCAGAGTGCTGTCGGGATTCCGGTCGATGACCGTCACCTGGTACCGCTTGGCGAACCAGTAGGGCCGGTTGTCGGCGTGATACGTCTGCCCGAGATCCTGCGTGTAGACGATGCAGGGGTATTCGATCTTGATGTTCTCGGGCGGCTGGAAATATACGTCGTCAGTGACGGCCTTCAGCAGCTCATGGAGCATCAGCCGCGGGGCCATGATACACCTCCCCAAGGCTGAGGAGCAGACGGGGGTGCTGTATCTCGACAGTCGGAACCGTCCACAACACCCCCTGCCACTCCACGTAGCGAATAGCGAAGAAGTGCTCCCTCGCTTGTTCATCCGCCACGATGCTGATCTGGTTTCCCACCGAAATATCCGGATTCACCGTCTCACCCTGTGAGGCGCTGCGCGAATCCCGGATCACATCGCCGAAATATGAGAACTCGGTGATCTGATCGGTGAACACACCAGGTGCCGCTTCCACGGATTCGCCGTACCCGACCTTTCCGTGGAACCTCATAGGCCCGCGAAGGGCCTAGGCGCCGGGCGCGGTGGCGTCGCGGCCGGTCGGGGCGCCGCGGTGGGTGAACGTCCACGACGAGTCGGCGCTGGTGGCGAAGTAGTTCCCCGCCGTCGGCACCGCGGTGATCGTCTGCTGCTCGCCCGCGGGCACGGTGACCGTCGAGCCGGAGACGACGTTGCCGTCCTCGTCGCGGTACGACACGCCCACCGTGGTCGGGACCGTGATCTCGCCCGTGGCCGGATCGAAGGTGGGCTCCACCGGCTCCTTCAGCGTGGCCCCGGACGCGACCTTGCGCAGCACGAGCGCCGACCGGATCTTGGTCAGCGCGCCGGACATGCGGCCCTCGATCAGGTACTTGTACTGGTTGTAGTCGATGTCGAAGTCGTCGAACATCGTCACGTCGCCGCCCTGGTCGGCGCCGCACGTGTAGTCCGACAAGTTGACGATGACGCCGACGAGGTCGACCTCGTCCTCCATGACCTCGACCGCGACGATGTTGGAGACGCCCAGCTCGGAGGCCAGGTCCGACGCCGTGCGGTACATGCGCCGATTCATGCCGTCGCGTGTGAGCAGCAGCTTGGTCAGGAACGCCTGCGTCGTGTAGAACGTCGGCTGCCCGGTGCCCTTGTAGAGGGACATGTTCGACACGATCGCGTCGATGATGGTGTTGTTGCCGGACGCGTCATCCGGGACCACGAGGTCGATCTTCGGTGCGTACAGGTCGTGATCGTTGACGATCGAGCGGATGCCCGCACCGTCGTTGGCCCCTGCGGGGTCGCGGATCTTGTCCTCGTCGTCGACCTCGCGGCCGTCGCCGATCAGGATCGCGCGCGCGATCTCCTCGTCCAGCATGAGGCGCATCTCGGCCTTGAGCCAGGCCACGACGTCGAGGTCGACGATGTCGACGATGTCGTCGCGATCGAGCTTCTGCTTCTTGTAGACCGTGGTCGGCGTGGTGATCCGCTTGGCCAGCGAGACCCACTCCTCCTTCTTGAAGGAGCCCTTGATGTAGCCCTTGGCCCGCGCCTCGTCGTGGGTGATGTCCGCGACCAGGGACTTGATGCGGGAGAACGGGCTGTGCCGCGTCCCGTTGATGACCGAGACGACCCAGGCCATCCGTCGCGAATCGAGATCGGGCTGGTCGGTGACCGTCCGCGCGTCCGGGAACAGGAGATCGATGTTGTCGATTCCGTGCTGCAGGGCGTACTTCTGGACGGCCTCCTTGAGGGAGCCGGTGCGGACGGCATCGGCCATGATGCCCTGGGCGTCCTCGTGGGAGAGCGTGAGCCGCTGCTTCTCCTTGCCGGAGACGCCGCCCGGCTGCTGGCTCTCGAAGACGTTCCTGCTCATGGTGCGGGTCTCCTTGTCGTCAGGGCCGGTCGCCGAGTGCGCGGCCGTCTTGTCGGGATCGTCGGTGGTGGCGTTGCTGTCGATGGCGGCCCCCACCATGTAGTGGACGACCTCCTTCTGCTCCGGGGACATCTCGTCGTAGACGTCCTGGACGGACGGGCCGTCCTCGTCGGCCTTGTCGTCGTCCTTCTTGGCCGAGCCGTCCCCGTGGCTCAGCTTCTCGCCGGTGTAGATCACGGCCTCGTCCTCGAGGGTGACCATGTCGCCGTCGGAGTGCTGCAGCTCGATGTTGTCGATCATCGCGCCGGGGTTGGCACCGGCCAGGACCAGCGAGAGCTCCCGGATGATGCCGTGCGAGACCTGCTTGGCCTTCTCGACCAGCTGATTTGCGAAGATCGACAGGTAGCTGATGTCGCCGTGCTCCACCAGCGTCTTGGCGTTCTGCGCCGAGTCGGTGTCGTTGAAGTACCCGTAGGCGTAGACGCTGCCGTCCTTCGACTCCAGGACGGCGTGCCCGAGCACGTTCGACGGCTCGTCGTGGCCGTGCGCCCAGACCAGAGGCACCTTGGCCTTGTCCTGATGCGCGAACGCGTCCGGCAGGATGGTCCGGCCGTCCGAGCACTTCAGGTTGGCCTTCGTCGCCCAGCCGCTGAAGTCCGCCTTCGGCGGGGCAGCGACGGCCGAGTGCATCAGGCTGTTCTCCAGCGAGAAGTCGCCGAAGCCCAGGTGGGACTTATCTCCCATTTTGACGGTTCCTTTCTGTTCTTCGGCTCTTTAGCCGCCGAGAGCGTGTAGTCGAGCCTTGGCTGCGGTCAGAGCGGTCTGCACCGTCGTGATCGCCGCTCGGATCTCCTTGATCGACCCACCACCGGCAGCTTCCGACTTGGTGAGGTCAGACGTCTTGGTTCCAGAGCCTCCGCCGGTCTTGGCGGTCTTCTCCCTCGCCTTGTTCGCGAGCTCCTGCTTGTGAGACTTGCGATACTTCTTGGCTTCTTTGGCTCGCTTGGCCTTATCGGCCGACGTTGGCGCCTTCTTGTCCTTCTGCTCTGCGGCCAGCTTCCGCTTGAGCGCGTCCTGAAGCTCGGTGAGCTTCTTCTGCAGAGAGGTGACACGAGCCTGTGCCTTGGCCTTCTGCGCCGTCACCGGATTGGCCTTGACCACGGCCTTGGCTGCGGCCCCGATACCACTCGGCTTCTGGGCTCCCCCTTGGCGAGGGTGAAGCTTCCTCGTCCGAATGTAATACTCGTGAGCCTTGGTCGGATCATACGGAGCCCGGTGCTGCAGATCTCCGTCCATCAGGATCGTGCCGTCGGGAAGCTTCACTATCCGCCTCCCATGGCCGCGTCGGCCTGGTCCAGCGCGTCCTGCGTCTGCTGGTCCAGCGCGGTTTCGTCCACGCCGTCATCGGCCGGTGGCACTCCGGTGTCGCCCTGCGGCATGTTGGAGTTGACCAGCTGATCAGCCTTGGGCTCTGTGGAAGGCCGGAATCCGACGATCCCACGAAGCTCGTTGGACGACAGGATCTCGTTGCGGGAGAACTTGTCCGCAATGTCCGCGATTCCGCCGTCTCCGCCGATCGGAATCAGCTTGAACGGGTTGATGAAGTACAGGATCCACTGCTTCTGCGTGCGCGCCGTCTTGGTGAGGAAGTTGCGCCGCATGGCTTCGACGATCGCATCGAGGATGGGCTCGATCGTCCGGCTCCGGTAGTTCAGCATCGTCGGCTCGTCCGCCGTCCCGTTCATGACCTCGGCGGTGAGGCCGAGCTGTACGTACAGGAGGTTGGTCAGATACTCGATCTGAGCCATGAGGTTGTTCTCGGCCGGGCGGTTGAGCTGCGTGATCTTCTCGGTTCCATCCGTGTAGGCGATGCCGTACTGGCTGCCCTTGAGCTGGAACTCGATGTCCTTGCGGCGCTGTTCGGCCTGCTGACGACGAGCCTCGGACTTGATCACGTACGGAAGCTGGATGATGAGGTCCAGCTTGCCCGATGCCGACTGCGTGTCGACGGAATCCAGCAGGTTCAGCTTGGCGATCAACCGCTGAAGAGTCGAGTTCGGCTCGTTCATCACGGAGTAGAGCGGGTTCTCCACGATGGCCACCGTCGACTTGGGGACGGTGATCTCCTGGCGTTGGCCGAGCGTTTCGTTGTAGAGCATGACCCGGATGTGCTTCGGGTACCAGGCGGTGATCTCACCGACACGCATGGTGAGGATGTCGTAGCCGCCCGAAGTCACCGGGCTGATCGTCGTGTCCACCGGAACGATGGCGGCCACGCCCTTGTCGCACAGGGTCTGGACGATGTCTTGGCGGAAATGCCGCGGCCCCTGGTCGATGTTCGCCTCGACCGTGAGGCAGTTGTTGAGGCCGCTGTCGATGTCGTCCAAATATCGATCCTGGTCATCGCGCCGCACGTGGCGAACGTCCACTCCCGCGCAATCGATGCACAGTCGGGTGTAGATCGAGGAGATGATCGACCGCTCGCCCGCGTAGAACAACCGTTGGCGATCCTGGCGCCCGCCGATGGAGGAGGCGGACCCGAGCTCTCTGCTGTAGGACTTCAGCGGATCGTTCCCGCTGAATGCGTTCCAAGCGTGCCGAATCCGCTCACCGATGGTGGGCATCTGTTCTCACCTCCCTCACTCGAATGCCTCCTTGTTGGCCTTGTACGCGATGTAGGCGTCCATCAGGGCCGCCACGTTGTCGATCTTCTCCTCTTGCCGCTTCTTCAGGAGCTTGCGGTTGCCGTTGGTGTCCTCCATGGTGATGGCGTTGCCCATGGCAAACTGCATAAGGAGCTCGTCGAAGATGAGGAAGCGGTCCTCGGAGAGCTTCTTCAGCTCGCCCAGCGGAACGGACTCGGTCTTGGCTCCCTGCAGGACCTTCTCGATCCCGAACGGGCCGTTCTCGGCCTCCCAGCGTTCGACGAACTCCTTGGCGTTGTACGGGTCGTACCCGAGCGCGCGGACGTCGTACTGTTGGGCGATGATGTGGGCGTCGAGGTCCTCGTAGACCTCCATCATGTCGAGCACCGTACCCGGCATGACGTGCAGGGACCCTTCGTTGACGAACTCCTCGTACTTCGCCCGCATGGCGGGCTGAAGGAGCATCAGCGTACGTTCGGTGATGTAGCTTCGGGTCTTTACCCCGAATTTCTCGTGCCCCAGAGGGAACAGGAAGGTGAAGGCGCAGAAGTCGTCACCCTGAGAGAGATCTCCGCCCATCGCGCACACCATCTGCCAGAAGTCCCGGCGGCGATGTGGGATCGTCTCCTCGTAGGTGAAGAAGTAGGTGTAGCCCTCCATCGGAATACCGAACCGCTTGGCGAGGATGTCGTTGCGAGCCGCGGGGGCCTTCTCCGCACGCTCGACATCCAACTGGTAGGTCTCGTAGGTGACGGTCTGTCCGAGGTTGGGATTGGCCTTCAGCCAGGTCGACGGATCGCCGACTTCCTCCAGATCGTCGAGTTTGTAGTGCCAGATCGAGACATGCGGGGCGTTGTACTCGCCCTTGAGGATGTCCGCGAGTTCCATTTTGATGGTGTCGCCTGATCCAGCCCGGACCGTGCCCTCCGAACTGATCGCGATGATCAGGTAGTCGTCCAATTTGGACGCGCCCTGCTCGACAGCTCCGATGACGTCCTCGCGGAGATCGCCGGACAGCCATTCGTCGATCGTGGCAACCTTGGTGCGAAGACCCTGAAGCTTGTTGATCGCCATCGGCCGGATCTCGAACAGCGATCCGGTGAGGAAGTTCTCGATTCCCTTCTTCGTCGATGCCAGCTTCTGCCGAAGGAACCGAGATCCCGTCGTGTTCTGCATCGACCCTTCGGTCAGGAACTTGAACAACGGACCCCGAGCACGAGTTATGGCAGTGCGGATGGGCGACATGACCTCTTCCGCCTGCTTCATGGTCGGGGCCGTTGTGATCTGATGGGTGGTCGCCGTATCGACCGTCATGAAGTAGGCCTGGATCAGCGCGGCGTACATCGACTTGGCCGCGCCTCGAGCCACGATCAGATACTGCTTGACCGTGAGCCGCTTCTTGATCGTCCTCGTCTCGTAGTGCCCACCGCGATCGCCGTCGGACGGAACGTAGACCGAGCGTTCGACGAAGTAGTACCACCCGAAGATCTGCTCCGACCACAGCTTGAACGTGAACAGGAGGTGGAGGTCGCCGCCATCCGTGAGGGTCATCTCCCCCTCGCAGAAGCGGACGAATCCCTCCACCGCCTGATCGTCGTAGTAGAAGTTCGGGTTTTCGATCAGCGAATCGATGCGGTTCATCTCCATGGAGACTTCCCGGTTGACCGGAATGTCCCCGCGGATCACTGCCTCACGGAACTGCCCGTAGTAGACCGGTACTGCGGTATTGGACAGCCCCATGAGACCCCCTTTCTACAAGGCCAGCGCCACGGCTGCTCCCTTGGCCGAGACCTGAGCGGTCTTCTTCAGCGCGGCCGTCTTGGCCACGCCCTTCTGTTGATCGACGAACTGCTTGCCGATTCCCGTACGGCGCCGCTTCTCGAGGTCGCTGACCTGCTGCTCGAGGTTGAGTCGGTTGGCGACATCGCGGAGCTCGTCGTTGGTCAGGGAGTGCGAGCCGCTCTTCTTCAGCTTCTGCCGAGCCTCGGCGACGCGCAGAGCGTCCTCGGTGGCCGGATGGTTGTGACCGCCCTCGGCCTTGATCTTGGTCTTGCGATTCTTCGGGTTCTTGACGACGGATGTCACCTTGACGCCGGTCGCCGCCGGGGCGGTGCGCTCCTTGCGGACGCCCCAGTGCATACCCTTGACTCCGTAGTGCTCGAGGAACTCGGCACCCTTCTCCGCCGTGGTGCTCACGCCCCAGGCCACCTCCGCGAGGTCGTAGTTGGGATACTGCAGACGGAACTCCGGGCCCTCGAAGTCGCCGTACCACAGCGCGATCCGATCGAACTCCACCCAGCGGATGCCAGGATAGTCACGATCGTCCTCGTGCGCGGGCGCGAGCGGGTAGCCCAAGGTGAGATGCGGCTGCCACGGCCCGTCGAACTGCTCGGTCGAGTCATAGGCCCGACGAATGGCGTCGTTCTTGAGGAGCTGGCCGCGGAACTCGGCGATCCGCCGAAGTGACCAGTCGTCGCGGAAGAACAGGACGTCGGCCTCGTCGGCGCCGAGGGTCCCGCGGTAATCGACGGACAGCCCGAACGGACCGATCTCGAGGATGTTGACCGCGTGCTCCAGGAAGCCCTGGATCTTGGTGACGTTCGGGTTCGACATGGCATCGCCGAGGAACAGCAGCGTCATGTGAGGCTTCTTCTCGCTGGAGATCTTCCAGACGTAGTCGTCCTCGGCCGGGATGGCCACGATGACGAGGTTACTCGCCATCGAGAACCACCACCGGCGGATTCGGATCGACCCAGCCCGTCGCTTCCCGGTTCACCGAGAGCCTCCAGTCGTGTTCGTCGATCTGCCTCTGGACCGCCCCCTGCAAATACGACGTGGCCGGGGGGTCGAAGAGCATCCGCACTCGGAGGAAGATGCTCGTCTTGACCAGAGACAGGATCCACAGGGGGACGTCTCCGAAGTCGGCCCAGGTGGCCTCGTCGTCCTCGATCGAGAAGCCTTCGATCGGGCCGATGCCGAGATCATGGAGGTTGGAGAAGGCCGAGTTGATGAACGTGATGATGTCGAGATCGAACGAGGTGTCGTCCGTGCTCACGTTCAAGATCTTCTTCGTGCTGATGAGAATGCTCTCTTCCATCTCCACCTCCTTTCACGGGTGGGCCGGGTTGGGTGCTACTCGGGCTCGTTGTCCTCCACGTCGTCGTCGCCGGCGTCGGCGTCGCCGTCCCTGTCGTCCTTGACGTCGGGCATCTCGGCCTCGGCCGACGCGATCAGGTCGTCCTCGCGCTCCTGCATGGACGTGGCCTGATCGGGCTCCAACGGCACCTGGGGCTCGTAGTCCTCGGGCGGCCCCTGCGTCTCGTCGGTCATGTGCGCTTCTCCTTCTAGTCGAGGAACGTGAAGTCGAGGTAGTAGTCGGGCTCGCCCGGGGTGAGGGAGTCGATCGGCGGCGAGCCGTGGCCGATGAACCTGTCGCCGCACCAGATCTCGACGTGGTGCGGGGCGGTGCGGGAGCCGTACAGGCCCAGGCAGCCGGGCTTGCGCTCCGCGCGCGAGACGACCTTGGCCTCCGGGCACTTGACCATGGTGAAGGTCGAGGCCCACTCGTGCGGGACCGAGGCCGGAGACGGCAGACCGGCGCCCTTGTAGACGGAGGCGGCGAACTGCGAGCAGTCCGAGCGCCAGTTCCGCGGCGTCGGCTGGAGGTAGACCGTGTTGGCCACTCCACCGGCGAGGTAGTGGTAGGCGCCCGGGTTCTTGCGGTAGTTGGCCGCGGCCTTCGAGGCCTCCTCCACGATCCGCTTGCGCTTCGCTCCCGCCTTCTTGCGCTGCTCCTCCAGCTTGGCCAGCGCCTTGCGGTGCGCGGCGACGCGCTTCTTGCCCGTGGAGAGCTGCGTCTTGTTGCGCTTGCCCGGGTTGAGCACGAACTCCTGCTCGTCGGCCGAGATGCCGCCGGTCTTGATCCCCTTGATGGTCTTCATGGGGATGCCCAGCAGGTAGCAGGCGTATGCCATGGAGGCGCGTGTCTTGGGCCCGAAGACGCCGTCGACCTTGACGGTGTGGTTGGGGGCGAACCGGCTCCTGAGCCGAGTGTTGATCGCCGTCTGGAGCTTGGCGACGTCAGCGCCCTTCATTCCGTGATTCAGCGTCCTCATTCTGTCCTTTCCGATGCGCCTGACTCTTGCCAGCCAGTCGCCTCCTTGATCGGTCTGTCCGATCCGTCGCTCGAGTTCTTCTCTGCGTTGCTTCTTGATGAGGTGGTCCCATTCGGGATCTATCACCACAGCTTTGTGTCTCCAGCCGTGCGAACCAGTGTGACTTTCGGGAGAAGATTCCGATTGCCGTAGTGGATCGCATTATGAGTGCGATGGCTGGTGGTGATCAGGTACTCGGGATCGAGGATCCACGGCTCGCCGTTCTCGATGTCCTTGACGGTCAGCGGATTCATGTGATGAACCAGGATCCCGACGTGGATGTCGTGTCCTCTGACGCCCAAGTCGCATCCGTGGTCACGGACGATGACGATGTCGCGCACCCGATGCCAGTCGCGGGAGGTGTAGAAGTTCTGATTCATCCACCTGTCGAAGCCGAACGTGGCCTCGGCCACCAGCCCACGGAGCATCAGGTACTCGAATCGCTCGTCGAAGGTGCCCAGCCTGCGTACCTCCGAGTACGATCTAACCGCTCTCATCGTCTGCCTCGGTCTCCTCCGCGCGCCCCGAGTACGAGCGCATGGCGTCGAGGGCCTGCATGTACAGCTCCTCTACGCGCGCTTGGCTTGCTATGGCCTCGCGCTTGACCTGCAGGAGCTCGTTCTCGTGTGCGATCCTCTGTTGCTCGAGGCGTTCCCGGGTCGAGCCCATCTTGAGGAAGTGCGTGAGGACCTGCGACGACGCCGTCCCCGATTGGATCTGCTCTTCAGCGAGGTCGTAAGCCTGCGAAGCGAGTTCCTGTTCTCGGAGTTCGGGCGAGGTAGCCGGTCTGCGTCGCTTTCCACTGCGATCTGTGGCCTTTCGTCTGGCCATAGTCGGCTTTCCCCTCCCTTCGACGTAGATTGTTTGTGGAAAAATGCCCCCCGGGGCTATTTTTGGT